TTATGACAAGTACAATTAAAGTAAACAACATACAAAACCAATGCGGTCAAAACATCATTAACGAGAATAGTAATACTATTACTCTTGGCGCTAGTGGCGATACTATTGCTTTAGCATCAGGTGCATCACAAACAGGTTTTGGTAGAACAGGGACTGTAAATTGGCAAACAACTCCTAAAACTGCAAATTTCACTGCAGTAAATGGTGAAGGTTATTTTGTTAATACTACATCAGGTGTTGTAACAATGACTATGCCATCTGGTTCAGCAGGTGCAATAGTTTCAATACAAGATTACAATAAAACTTTTGATTCAAATGCTTTTACAGTATCTCCCGCAAGTGGAGAAAAAATTAATGGTGGAAATGCTGATGGAAATTTAATCATATCTACAGAGGGTCAAGGTTTAACTTTTGTTTATGTTGATTCAACAGTCGGTTGGAAAACAATTCACGAAAATGAATTTACATCAGGTGGTTCTAATTTTATATCAGCAACAGGTGGTACTGAAACAACTTGTGGAAATTGTAAAATACACACATTCACAGGTCCAGGAACTTTTACTGTAAATCAAATAGCAACTTCTTGTGCACCAACTAACAATGTAGTTTCATATTTGGTTGTAGCTGGAGGTGGAGGTGCTGGTTCAAAAAGCACAGGTATAGGTTCAGGTGCTGGAGGTGGTGGAGGCGCTGGGGGATTTAGAGAAGATAAATCACCAGTAACGCCTTATACTGCAAGTCCGTTAGATGGAGCAGGTGCAATAACAGTTACTGCAACATCTTTTCCAATTACAGTTGGAGGTGGTGGTGCAAAATGTGCTGGATGCAATGCAGGTGCAACAAAAGGAACTCAAGGTAGCACTTCAACTTTTTCAACTATATCATCAGCTGGTGGTGGTGGCGGTGGTGGAGCAGGTTTTCCAACAGGAGGAACTGGTGGTGATGGTGGTTCAGGTGGTGGTGGAGGTGGTGGTGATAATAATGGTGGAAATGGAACAGGTAATACTCCTTCTACAAGTCCATCTCAAGGTAAAAATGGAGGTGATTCCAATGCTAGAAATGGTGGTGGAGGAGGTGGAGCTAATTGTGGAGGTGCTGCAGGAAACCCAAGTAATCCAGGTATAGGTGGAGCTGGAGGTGCTGGAGTTACAACAAATATTTCAGGAAGTCCAGTAGCTTATGCTGGTGGAGGATCAGGAGGAGCTTATTGTCATCCCTCTACGGGTTCAGCAGGAACAGGTGGTGGAGGCACAGGAGGTTTTAAACCCGCTACAAATGCAACTGATGGAACAGATAACACTGGCGGTGGAGGTGGTGGATCAGGTGGTGGTCCTAATCAAGGAGGACCAGGTTTAGGTGGTAACGGTGGTTCTGGTGTAGTAATAATAAGATACAAGTTTCAATAGGTAAATTATGAGTGAAGTAAAAGTAAATAAAATTAGTCCAAGAACAAATTGTGGAACAGTCCAGTTAGGAGATAGTGGTGACACTATTACCATTCCTGCTGGTGCAACAATAACAAACAATGGAACTCAAACAGGTTTTGGAAGAACAGGAACAGTTGATTGGCAAACAGGATCTATTAAAACAGCAGATTTCACTGCAGCAAATGGTGAGGGTTATTTTGTAAACACAACATCTGGAGCAGTGACAGTTACACTGCCATCATCACCAAGCGCAGGAAATATTGTGGCTATAGCAGATTATGCTGGAACATCAGGATCTAATGCCATTACAATAGCAAGAAATAGTTCTAAAATTGAAGGTGGGACAGCTAATGCAAGTCTTAATGTAAATAGAGAATCTAAAACTTTTGTTTATGTAGATGCAACACAAGGATGGGTTGTTGTGAATTCCAATGATGAATCTGCAATACCTAATCAATTTTTAACAGCAACAGGTGGAACAGTAACTTGTTGTGGTGATTATAAAATTCATACATTTACAGGACCAGGAGATTTTGTAGTAACTGCTACTGGAGCTACTGCTGATAATAACATAGTTTCATATATGGTTGTTGCAGGAGGTGCTGGAGGCGGTGATGAAGGTGGCGGTGGAGGTGCAGGTGGCTTTAGAGAATATAAAGGCCCTGCTGATTCTTATACTGCATCACCTTTAAACGGTAATCCTTGTGGTACAGCTATAACAGTTACAGCTCAAACATATCCTATTACAGTAGGTGGTGGTGGAGCAGGAGGTAGCTCAAGTAGAGGTACAAATGGTAATAATTCAGTTTTTTCAACAATAACTTCTGCTGGAGGTGGTGGCGGAGGATCAAAAAATCCTAATCTTAGCGCTAATGATGGTGGTTCTGGCGGTGGACAACGAAGAGATGCAGGAACAGGATCAGGTGGTTCTGGAAATACTCCTCCTACAACTCCACCACAAGGAAATAACGGTGGTGGTGTTCCAGGAACAAGTGCATTTGATGGTGGCGGTGGTGGAGGTGCTACAGCTGCAGGTGCTTCAGGTGGTTCACAATCTGGAGGTAATGGTGGAGCTGGTGCTACTACTTCAATTAATGGAACACCAACTGCTTATGCAGGTGGCGGTGGCGGAGGATCTGATGAAACACATGCTGGTTCAGGTGGAGCTGGTGGAGGTGGAGCAGGAGCAAACCCACCAAGCACTTCTGTAGGTACTAATGGAACAGATAACACTGGCGGTGGTGGCGGTGGAGGTGGAGCTGGTGTTCCAGGAGTTGGTGGCGCAGGTGGCTCTGGTATAGTAATAATAAGATACAAATTTCAATAGTTGATTTAAAATTAAAAAACATATATAAGGAGAAACATTATGGCACATTTCGCAAAACTAGGAGCAAACGGAAAAGTTATTCAAGTATTAACNTTGAATAATTCTGATATGCTTAACGCTGATGGTGTAGAGGANGAANCAGTAGGTCAACAATATTTAGAAACACATAATAATTGGCCTGCACAAATGTGGATTCAAACATCTTACAATACGTCTGGTAACAAACATTCATCAGGTGATAACTCAAAAGCGTTTAGAGGAAATTACGCAGGTATAGGGTATACTTGGGATGAAGATGATCAAATCTTNTGGCCTAAAAAACCATATGCTTCATGGGTAAAACATATTGCAACTGCATCTTGGAAATCTCCAATCGGTGATGCACCTGCATTAACTGCAGAACAAGAAGCTCAAAATACACCTGCAGATGAAAACACACCTGCAACTCATCAATGGCATTATGTTTGGAATGAAGCCAATCAATCTTGGGACTTGACAGACGGATTAGCATAATTTATATCTGGTGGTGGTATGCAAAAGAAAGTATTAACAGAGCAAGCTTTATATTTTGGAGATGTCGCTATGCCTAAAGGTTGGGACATTGACCGAGATAAATTATCAGGCGACATTTTACAATCATCTTTTACGAATANAGAATTTCCATTTTCAAGAACTTGGGATATGTTGAATACTTANATGCGAGATCACATTGGTCTTGAGTATGGNATCAATCTTGTNAATAAAAATTCTTGGGGTGATATTTACAAACCTAATCAAATATCAAAACCATTATTAGATGTAGATCCAGTCGATCTTAGAAACTCACCAGACTTTACATTATTGTATGGTGTTAAAGTTGATAAGTGTTGGGTTCGAATACATTATGAAGATAACAGAAGAAAAGGTAGATCTTGGGATATATCATTAACTAATAATCAATTTATTATGTTTCCATCTACAAATATGTATTACATTACGAATGAACAGAAAGACAGTTTGAATTTTATTCAAACTATAACTTATGAATATATCTAATTACTATTGGTATTTTATTGGTGCTCTTACGCCAAAATTCTGTGATGATGTTATAGCTTATGCTAATGAAAAAAAAGAAGTTATGGCAAGAACAGGTGGGTTTGGTGATAAAGAACTAAATAAAGATGAAATTAAAAATATGCAACGTAAAAGAAAGTCTGATTTGGTATGGCTTGATGACACTTGGATATATAAAGAACTACACCCTTATGTTAATTATGCAAACAAAGAAGCTGGTTGGAATTTCGATTGGGAAAGATCTGAGTCTTGTCAATTTACAAAATATAAACTAAACCAGTATTACGATTGGCACTGTGATGGTTGGGATAAACCATATGACAGGAAAGATCCTAACAATCCAGA